TGTTAAACTTTGCTCACCGCTTTGTAAAATTTCAGCGGCTGTACTACCTTTTATGGCTATGTCACTTTTTGCTTGTTCAACATTGTCTATAAATGCTTGCTCATTCCACGGAATACATTCAACTTGATACTTTGTGCCCGATCTATCAACATCAAATTCGATATTTGTGAATTTTAAAGGAAACATACGTCTTAGATTGCGGCCGTCATCAACCACGAGTATGTCGCCGTCGTCATCGTATCCAATAAACTCAACAGTAAGCAAATAAGGTGCCTGCAAATAGTTTGTATAACCCGCCATTGTGGCTGCAACTTGTAATGTTTGAATAAACAACCCCATACTATATGGTTCAGTTACATTAAAACTAATAAAAGTTGCATTTGTACTTCTAGTTTTACTATTTGGTACAACAATACCTTCAATTTCTACATCATCAATGAAGTAAACAAGTGTACCTCCAATTGCATCCTCGTATGCTGTTGTTACTTTGTTTTCTGCACCGCCGCCGCTACGAAAAATTTGCAACAAAGGTTGTTGAACTCTGTATGTTTCGTCAGGCATGTTTACTTCATCAACTGTTAATACTGATAAAGTAAAAATACTGTTAAAACTTGCAAACTGATGTAGTGTATTTGGCTTTACCATTATAAGTTTAAGACCTTTCTTAACGCACTACTTTTTGGTAAAAATATTTTAATACCAGGTTCAAAATCATAAACTGGATCTTTTAGTACATCTAAATTTCTTTGAGCAAAAACCCACCATAGCTTGCTGGTTCCATATAGATCATAAGCTAATAAATCCGGTCTATGAGTATATTGCGGTTGTATTTCGTATATTATATCGTCATCCTCTGCGGGCACAGCTCTTATTTTTAAAATACCAAGCTCGCCTGATTTGTTTATATGTGTGTTTGCCCAAGGACTTGTTTTTGTATAATTTGCCATTAAATAAATCCTTTGTCAATTAAATCACCATTTACAAATTTGTCAAACGAGAATGTTTCTACTTTCTTTCTACTGTAAGTTGGCTTGACAGTAATAGTAATTGTACTCTGTGTTGGTACCATGCTATATCTTTGTTCAAAAATACCGTTGTTGTTTTGCCATATTGGAGTTCTAATATAATCAACGTTGTTAGGCAAATCTGTAGCAAAACTTACAACTACAACAGGAACATTATTAAAAACAAAATCACCATATCCGTTTAATTTGCATAGAGGTGGAGGAGCACCTTTATTACTAGTTTCACCATATAGCATTTTAGTTACACTACGGAAAAAATGTGTTACAGCTACCCAATAACGTGCTTCTTCTTCATTCGAAACTGGAAATTCTCCACTAATACTGATATCTTCGATACGACTATTAACGTACTGAGGAAAGGGATAATTACTATGTACAGGTTCAAATGCATTATAATTAGCAACATGTGATACTTGAATAGCAGGAGTAATTGGAAATACCACAGAATTGTTAGTTTGAGTCAATGGTTCTAGCAATGTGCTAGATCTAAAAGTGCTGAGTTCAGGAACGCTTATTTTAACACGCCAATCATTTCCAAGATTTCCAGTAGGAGCAAAACGTGCAGTAGTAACATCACGAGGAGGAAGTTCGGCACCGTTAGGAATACCTGTTAAACCTAATCGTATAGACTTGCCTATGTCTTTGGTGTATAAATCTTTACCAACCGCATCATTTTTTACTTTGTTATATCCATTAGGATAGGAAGAATTAGTTGTTGTTGGTGTAAATTGAGGATTGTACTGTGCCATGATATTACTCCTATATACTATTTAGTTGACAAAATTAAGTGCATACATTATAATCAATAAAAAGGACTAATTATGGCCAGAAAAGTAAATTATTTAAACAACAAAGATATGTTAGCCGAAATACACAAATCAAAAAATTCCTTTTGTAGTTATGTTGAAAAAGATTATGCAGACTACGATATAATTTTACCAAGCATCGAAAAAATTAATATTAGAACAATTGCTGATGCCAAGCGCAATCGTGCAAAAAAGT